GAGATATTCAGTTTCAAGATGTAAAAACAGGAAGTTATAATAGATTTCCTACATTGTATGATATTGCAACAGCCAATAAAGGTAGAAATTATATTCCAGTTACAGATAATACAAAATTAATTCAAAATCCACCAGATCCAAGTGTGGTAAACTCTATGAGAAAAAAATAATCATTAGTATATGAATGAATTAAATCAAAAAATTGAGAACGCAAGACAACTTTATAGTATCAAATTTTTGAATGAAAAATTTGAAAATGACTATGATAATAAACAAAGAAAAGAGAAACTAAATAAATTGATGACTATAAATGAGAAGTGTGAAGTCAAGATTAGGAGGCAGTAAAAGATATAAGAAAGGATTTTATATAATTCAGAATCCAGAAAAATACATAGGAAATCCGCAAGAAATAATCTATCAAAGTTCGTGGGAATTTGCTTTTTGTAAATTTTGTGATTTGAATGATAAAGTTAAAAAGTGGTGTGGTGAAGGACTTCAAATTTCATATCAGATCAAAAATGACATAGGTCAAATAGAAACACATAGATATTATCCAGATTTTTATTTAGAAATGGTTAAAAATGGTGACAAAGAATCATATGAGAGACTTTTAATTGAAATTAAGCCAAAAAAAGATTGTGAATTCCCTATAAAACCCAAGAAACACACATTAAAAATGCTAGAAAATTATGAATATGCATTAAGAATGCACAAAAAAAATTTACATAAATGGGCATTTACAAAAGAATGGTGTGAAAAAAGAGGAATTAAATTCATTATAATAACAGAGGAAGATCTTAAGAAGAGGGGTTTAATACCTTAATTTTTAATATATAACATATGAAATTTATAGAAAAAGTTAGGGCTCTGTTTGGTCAGTATAATCAAAATATAAAATTAATTCGAGAGGAAACTACAGAGGAATTCTTCACTTATATTTTGAAAAATCCAAGCGATCAAGTTAATAAAATCTCAAAATCAAAAATTGAAATTGGTAAATTTTATATCATTAAGTATAATTATAATGGTAATAGATTGTGGTGTCCTATTTTAACTATTCTACCATTACCTAATAAAAACGAAGAAGGTATATTAGAGAGACAATTAAAATTAATTAGAAATAAAAAGATACTCTATGCAGTTAATTTTGATTATTTACCCTTAAAATATAAAGCAAAACTGATAGATTTTTTAATTACAAGAAATATTGAAAAATATGAAAGAAATGAAAATATCATATCAATGGGAAATAAAGTAAAAAATGAAACTAATTTTGATGTAAAATGGATATATTTATATTTGAAGAAAAATGAAAATAAAAATTATGCCATAACGGCTTATGATGTATCTAAAATCATGGATACGTTTGAAGTGTCTTCTACGATATTAGATAGATTTATGTTTTTTGATACTTATGCTATCAATCAAAAATTAATGTTAGATGTTCTTAATAATATTCAAACTGAAAAACTTAGAGTGGAATTTAATAGTAAAGTTAAGATGTATGATGAGATTTTGAAAATGTATGAGACAGACATAGATGCGTTCACTAAAAGTCTCAGAAATTTTGAAAAAAACTTAAAATTAAACGAAAATATTTAAGAGATTTAGTTTTTTTTATATATAACAAAAATTAACAAATAAAATGGCAACTTATAATAGATATAATCAACCAAATTCCATGTATGAATTCGGTAAAGGAAATGTTGGTAGAAGTTTTACAAATAAATTATTAAGAAAACTTAGCAATTTTGGTATGGACGATCAAGAAATGGTCGTTAAGAATAGCCAAGCGATAGGTGCATTTCAGGACACTAGCAATTTATTATACGAACCTGGTACAAATATGTATGATTTATTTACTAAAAAAGTTATGTCTAAGATTCTAGAAAAAAAATCAATTGCTTATTTAGACCGTAAATATCTAGATAAAAGAAAGATTTTACATCAATATGCTATTAAAGAAGAAATTAAGGATTATGTTACCAGAATCTCAGAAGAAGCCATTAATTATAACGATGATAATTATTTTTGTAGTGTTAATGATATACCAGATAGTTATGATCAATCTATGAGAGTTAAATATCAGGAAAATTTTCATAAAATTTATAATGCATTTGGCTTTAATGACGGATTAACTGCTTGGAATTATATGAAAACCTTTCTAATTGATGGATTTTTAGCATTTGAAATAGTTTATGATGATAAACAAAAGAATATTATAGACCTTAATCTATTAGATCCATTAACATTAATTGTTGCTGCTGAACCAGGTACTGGTACAGTTGTTTGGATTCAAAATCCAGATATTCCACAATTAAGAAGAGTACTTTTAGATGCAAACATTATTTATATTTCATATTCTAATAATTTAGATTATGATGAAACATCATATGTTGAAGGTCTTATTAAACCTTATAATCAACTTAAATTATTAGAATTCACAAAGTTAATGTATAATTTAAATCAGGCATCAATTTATAAAAAATTCGTTATTCCTGTTAATGGTCTTACACGACAACAAGCAGAACAACAGATTGCACAGTTGATGAGTGAATATCACGAAGATGTAGAATGGGACGATAGAACAGGTATACCTTATATTAATGGCTCAACAAAAATTCCACATTCAAAAGATTATTGGTTTCCTTCATCAGAGGCTGGTACACCAGAGGTTGAGATTATTCAACCAACTCAAGCAGACTTAAATGAAGATCAGGTTCTTATGTGGTTTTATAAAGGATTAAAGAGAGCATCAAAGCTTCCATTTTCAAGATTAGACGAAGATTCTGGTGGTGGTAATTTTTATGATGATACTGCTTCAATTACAATGGATGAAATACGATATAAAACTTTTGTTAATCGTTTAAGAACATTATTTAAAGAAATAATTGTGAAGCCTTTAAAGATTCAAATGGTTTTAAATTTTCCAGAATTAGAGGAAGATAGATTATTTGATAGTTATATTAAGATTGTATTTAATTCAAACGATTTATTTGAGGAATGGAAATATTTGAATAATTTATCAAAAAGAGCAGATATTGCATCTACATTATCAAATAATTTACAGGATGCTGAAGGTAAACCATATTTAAGTATAGAATGGATTATTAGAAACATAATGAAGTTCACAGATAAAAATATTGAAGAAAACAATAAATATAAAATGATGAGTGGTTTAGCAGGCGGTGGTGCTGGTGGCGGTGGCGGTGCTGGTGGCGGTGCTGGTGACATGGGTGGCGACATGGGAGCACAAGGCGGTGGTGAAATGGGAGCACAAGGCGGTGGTGAAATGGGAGCACAAGGCGGTGAAATGGGCGCACAAGGTGGTGAAATGGGAGCACAAGGTGGAGCACAAGGTGGAGCACAAGGTGGTGGAGCCCAAGCAGCACCTGAATTTTAAAAATTGAAAAAATAAAATTATAATATGAGTATGGACAGAAGAATGGTATCAATATTGCATTATAATGGAATATATGATCCAAATAAGGTTGAAAAGTTCCTTGGTAAAAATGAAGATTATTATGAAGTTGTGATAGATGGAAAGATTGAAAAATTAAAAATTCCAGATTTTCAACATATTGAAGAAGGATTACAAAAAAAATTGGGTAAGATTCATAAATTTGAAGATGTTGAGTTACCAAATATTGAACATTTAGAAACACAAATAAAAAAATTGGATAAGAACATTGAAAAATTAGAAAAATTAGAATCATTTACTAATAATCTTGAAGAAGTTGTTGAAAATATAAAAAAATCTGAATCTGAATCATTCACAATTACAAGAGTTACAACAAAAATTGAAGATGTTTCTTTTGAAGATGAATTAAAGAAATCTGAAATTGAAAATCAGGAATTTTTAGAATCTGTTGCAAAAAAGGAAGTTCCTAAGCCAAAAGCTAAAAAAGTTACCAAACCAAAAACTAAAAGTACTAAAAAAGAAACGATAGAATCTAAGAAGAATATAGATGATGATATAAATGATTTTATAGATACTATTTAAAATAAAAAAAAGCCTCAAATGAGGCTTTTTTTTATTTAGATTTTTACATCTTCAATTACCCAAATGTCGGTAGCCAGATTTTCATTCAAAAGATAATCATAAGGCATTGTGAAATAACCTTTTTGTCCCCATTCTGTACCCCAAGAATTTCTAATTATGAATCTTTGAATTGAATCATCATAACCAACTGCCATAACACAATGACCGCCGTGCATTTTTTCACTTGGTTGTGGCATATTTAATATACCAGTTTGTTGAACTTCTGTACTCATCATACCATCATAAACAGTAAATCCAAATACAAAAGGATGATTACTTGCTAAACAAGCTTTTAAGTCAACTAAAGTTTGAGGAACTCTAGAATACATAGTGGCAACATATTTTGTTGCTGAATCATATGCTGGTTGTGGTGGTCTTTCTCTAAATCTATTGACATCATAAGGCCAAAGGTCTATTGGACAAGCACCAATTTTTCCAATTGATTGTATAGCATCTCTGATCATAGCACCAGAATCTTGTTCAATTGTACCCAAAATTTCTCTAGCATTATAATAGATAAACATTTCTGATGGATGAAAAGCATCAGGATCTTTTTGTGATAATTGATCATATTGTACTGCTGCACTAACACCAAATCCGGTGCAACATCCTAAATTGTATTGATTTTGAATTGGTGGACAACCAAATCTTAAATCAACTTCTGGTGGTAAATTTTGAGCTAATACTCTATTTAACTTATAAGTTAAATCCCTGTGATCTGGAAGATCGGGTATCCAACCAAATTTTCTATTTTCTTCCATAATTGTTTTTTAATCATATATATAAAATCCAAAAATAGAAAAAAATGGTATTTTTTAAGTAATATATAAAAGAAAAAATTAAAATATGAAACCAGTCCTAATTGTTGAACATTGCATGGACGGTCTAAAACCACTAAATGAAGCAGCATCAATGGATGCTCCAGTTATCTTAGGTGGAACCTTCACAGAATTCAATATAAAAAATCGTAATGATAGAATTTATACTGCTGAGAAGTTTTTACCCCATTTACAAGAATTATTAACTCGTAAAGATCAACTTGGTGTTATTTATGGTGAATTTGACCATCCCGATGTTTTTGATACTTCATTATCAAGGGTTTCGCATACTATCGAAAAAGCTTTTTATGTAAAAGAAACAAATGTTGTAAAAGGTGAAATTAGATTACTCAATACACATTGGGGTAAGGAAGCGAAAGCACTCGTTAATGACGGTTGTCCTATTTTTGTATCATCACGTGCCGCAGGCATTACAGAATCAGATGGTACAGTTACAGTAAAAAGATTATTTACTTATGATGCCGTTGCTGATCCTGGCTTTAGTTCAGCAAGAATGGAGGTTAAATCTTTGAACGAAAGTTTAGGATTTAATGAAACAGCCAACTTTAGGGTATATGATATATCCGATGAGTCAAAAATTAATGAATTATTCCAAATGAACAAAGACGAATTTGTAACAAAAAAACAAATGCTTGAGTATTCAAATTATCTTACAGAGGAAATCGAAAAGTTCAAAACCAATATCAATGATGCTATCAAAGGTAAAGGTGATTTCGACCCCGCTAAATTAGAAAGTATGCTCGGCTATTATGAAAAATTACAAGAAAATCAAACCAAAATGACCAAATATTTAGATTATTTGGCTGAAAAGGTACAGATTGTTGTAAACGAAAATGTTGAGTTGAAAAAAACTACAACTGATCTTATTAAGCATAACGACTATCTTGCAGAAAATTTAGAAAAATTAGGTAATTATACTGAATACGTTGCAGAAAATGTTGATAAATCTATTGATTATGCTAAATACATTGCTGAAACACTTGATAAAAATATTGATTTTTCAGAATATATTGCAGAACATGTTGACAAAAACATTAAGTACTCAGAGTACTTAGCAGAAAATCTTGATAAATCAATTGATTATTCAGAATATATTGCAGAAAGCCTTGATAACTCAATTGCTTATGCTGAATATATTGCAGAAAATCTTGATAGTTCAATTGAATATTCAGAATACTTAGCAGAAAATCTTGATAACTCAATCGTCTATTCAGAATATATTGCTGAAAATTTGGATAATAACATTGCTTATTCAGAATATATCGCAGAACATGTAGATAATAATATCTCATATTCAGAGTATATCGCAGAAAATTTAGATGATGCTATGGCATATTCTAATTATATCGCTGAAGGTTTAGATAAAACTATTGAAAGTTCAAAACGTTTAACTGAACAATTAAAATCTGGTAAAATCAACGAAGACTTCAAATTCATCAATGAAGAAGAAGTAAAAAATATTGATATCAATCAATATTATGAAGAAGATGCACCAGAAGGTCCAGCACCAGAGGCTGCACCAACAACAGAACAACCTGTAGATCAAAATCCAGTTGAACAAACTCCAGAAACTCCAGAAGCAGCACCAGAAGGAATGCCAGAAGGTGAATTACCAACTGAAGAACCTGTAGTACCAACAACAGAAGAACCAGCACCAGTTGATGGTGAAGGTGCAGCAGGATTACCAAATCCTGGTGATACTATTGCAGTTGGTGATCAAACTGGTGAGGTTATGGCTACTAATCCACAAAACGGATTTCTTGTCATTCAAATTGATGGACAAGAAGAACCAATTGAGGTTCATGAATCCAAAGTTACAAGATTAGGTAGTTCCTTAAACAAAATTCAGAATTCATTAAAAGAAAACGTAAATACATTGATCAATGCAGTCAAAGAAAGAAAGGCTACAGAAGAAGATCAACCCCACTTTTTGTTATTCCTAACAGAAAAGAGAAAAGCTGCATATTATACATTACCAAACGAAGATAAAACTAAGGTAAAGATCGCACTTAAAGAAAACGAAGGCAGATATACAAGCGAAGCACAAGTCATTGCTATAATGAACGAGGCACTTTCTCCAAAAAGAAAATCATTTAATGATTTATTACTTGATGCAATGCCATCAGAATTAAAACCAATTTGGGAAAAAATAGACACCAATATCCAAAAGGAAATTGTTACTTCATCTAGATTGTTCCCTGCTCTTGATACAGTACAAAAATTTGAGAGTTTCTGGTTTAGCAGAGATTTAGCAAGGTTCACAAACGAAAAGCCTTCAAAAACTTTAATCACAGAGAATCGTATCGTCGATAATTCAAAATTAACTGAAAGTCAGATAGATAGATTCAAATCAGTATTTGATAAATTAAACTCATAAAAATGGCAAAAAATGACATTTTTTAAAGAATATATATCAGTACTCAAAAAACAAAGACTTTAGTCTTAAAAAAATAAAAAAATAAAAATGAATTTAATACTTGATTCACAACAATTACAAAAAGCCGTTGGTAAGTGGAAACCAGTTTTAGAGTCTTTAGGTGTAACAGATCCTTACAGACAAAAATGGATGGCAGAATATGCAGAAATGCATTCATTAAACGAAAATGTAGCTTATAGCACATTAGGTAATTTAAATGGTATGGGTGCTGTACAAGCAGCTCAACCATCATCAACTCCTGGTTTAGTATGGGGTGACTATGGAATGACTACTCCAGGTGGTATCGGTTCAGGTGATATTGGACAAAATTTACTTCCAGTATCAATGAAGATCGCTGCTCAAACTATTGGTCTTGATTTAGTAGCTGTAAAGCCTGCTTCATCTCCAAAAGTTGATATGTTATTCGTAGATTTCAAATATGATAACTTAGAAGACTCAGTTGATAAGGACGAAAGACCAATTATGTTCTCATTGAACTTCAGCGATGCTGTTCTTTCAGACATTAATACTGACTTA